TAATTTACAAGGAACCTTCTGGAGCCAAGTAGATGACTCAAACAGCGGAATAAGTTGGACAGAAGTTCATAAAGCTGCATAAAAAAAGTTTTGACAAACTTTGAAATAATCATTAAGTTTTAAATTAGGAGATTAAATGGTATCAACTTATTCGACAAGTTTGAAAATAGAACTTCAGGCAACAGGAGAAAATTCTGGAACTTGGGGTACAATAACAAATAATAACTTCTCACAAGTTTTTGAGTTTGCTATTGCTGGTGTATACGCAAAGACATTAACTGGCTCAGGCCCTACAACTTTAACCACTGGCGATGGCCCACAATCTCAAGCAAACAATGAGGCTAGACAAAACCAAATAATTTTTTCAGGAACAATTTCTACAACTCATATTGTACAGTTCCCTGCTGTACAAAAAACTTACGGACTTTATAACAACATTTCAGGTGGCGCTGATGTAACTGCAAGATTAGGCGCTACTGGAAACACAGTTACAATAACAAATGGTAAATACAGATTAGTCTCTACTGACGGAACTAACTGGTATGATATTTTTACACTTGCTGGTTTAGGTGAGGCATGGATAGAAAAAAGTGGAAACTATACAGCGTCCGATGGTGATAATATTTTTGTTGATACATCTGGTACTGCCGTAACAATTACTTTGCCAGCATCTCCTTCAATAGGAAATCAAGTTAAAATAATTGACTCACATGGTACATCAGGTACTAATAATATTACTGTTGCGAGAAATGGCTCTAAAATTCAAGGAGCTACATCAGATTTAACAATTTCAACTAACCGTGCTGCCATAGCGTTGGTGTTCTATGATAGTGACAACGGTTGGTTATTAAAGTATAACGATTAAACATGGCTAACTTACAAGATATAACAAACAGAAGTGAAGTAGGAACAATTAAACCTTGGGGTAAAGCTACGGCTCCTGATGGCTATCTACTGTGCGATGGTTCAGCTGTATCAAGAACTACGTACGCAGATTTATTTGCAGTCGTTGGAACTACTTATGGAGCAGGTGATAGCTCAACTACTTTCAATGTTCCAGATCTTCAAGGTAAGTTTCCACAAGGTAAAAGTGGTACAACTAACTTAGCAACAACTGGTGGTGCTAATACAGTTACTGTAGCGGTTACTAACAACCAAGCAGCTACAAATGCTACAAACCAATCTGTTACTGTCACTGGTAGTATTTCAAACACATCTTTGACAACAGCTCAATTAGCTTCACATTGTCATAATGCTACTTGTTGGACTGGATCACCTGGTGGAAGCACAAAAGTTATTGATAGAAACTTTAACCAGGTTGTTAACGCTGCGTCAGGTTTTGGTAGTTGGTTTAGTAATACTAACACAGGATCTGGTACAGGTCACAATCACTCTCATACTTTATCTGGAACTTTAACGGGTAATATTACTACAACTTTAACAGGAGATGTGACAGCTTCGGGCACAAATTCGTTTTCACCTTTTGTCATAGTGCAATACATAATTAAACATTAGGAGGTATAAATGGCAGCATCACAATTTGTTATATTACGCGGAGATCAGATTTTTATAGATGATAATGAAAGATTAGAATGGGCAGACAAGGGCAACAAATGGCAAGACTCATGGGTTCCAAATACTATCCATGCTGTAATTTGGAATAATCTTGTAGGTCAAAACGAAATACAAAATATTGATCCTTCCACAGGCATGATGAGTGGTAACGTAGATTTAAATTCTACTAGTGATGCAGTTGGTTCCACCACTGTTGGAGACATTCTTTCATGGATTGATGTTAGAATGGCTGAAATAAAGTCTGCTAAATTAGATTATTCAAATGCACTTGAAAATGCTCAAACACAATGGGTAAATGACGGCAACGATGCAAATGATTTTAATGAAGGAAATTCAGCAACATCTTCTTATTTTGATTGGTCAAAAACTTGGGTGGATTACGACGAAAATTATTCGTAGTTACTTAAAACTTTTTTTACTCCAAAACATTTTTTTATACTTGTCTATCCATTGACTTTGTAAAAGATTTATAACTTTACCATGCAATTTTTCTTTGTAAAAACCTGACCACATCTTCCACGACTCACGTTTAAATGGTATTACTTGAACCATTGGCTCACCTTTTTTTATTATAAATTGCTCATCTCTTTTCAACAAAATAAAAGGAAAATTAATTGCATTTATATATGTATCCGTGTCAACCACTCCCGCTATGATATCAAAGCGAGTTTCTAATCTGTTCATAGGCTTTACAAATAAACAACTGTAACCTGGAGGAGTTTTTATTAACCACTTATTCATAAATTTACCCGCATTCTCACCTGTTGTTTTTCTCCACTCATCAGGTAGTTGAGTGCGATTATGAAATCCAAAATCATTTTGTTCTTGATTAGCTGGAGTTACAGTAAAATCGTCTTCTATTGGATCAACTAAATAATCTTGGTCAAAAGGTATAATGTACCCCATTGTTAATGAATCTAAAAATGGCATACAAGTTTTTACTGTTGGTGCGTGATAATTGTTATTTTGAAATCTTTGTAATTTTTTGTACTCTTCAGGTATAACTCTTGAAGCTGCTTTAGGATGAGGCCAAACCTCCATCATATCTTTATTTGTTGCACAAAAAATAATTTTTTTGTCTAACATTATTTATCCTCTGCTATAAAATTAAAAGACATCGATCTTCTTATTTCACCAGGTTTTTTTGTTTTAAAAGGCATAACACAGTGTTGATGTGTTGCTTTGAAAATAAAAAAATCGCCTACTTTTGGTTTATACCATACAGTTCTTTCACCGTCAGGAGTTATGAAGCCAATATTACCGTCACGATATTTATGAGTGTGTTCGATTTTTTTTATGTTATTTTCAAATTCTGGTACTTTTAAAAAAACTACTGTTGAAAAGCCACTACCTTCATTATGAGTGTGAGGTGGGTTATATTCACCCTCTTTCATATCATTTATCCATGACCCTATAATAGTTAAATTTTTAGGTTTATTTGTTAATAGTTCATATCTTATTGAATGATTAATATAATCATCCATAAATCTTACAAAAGAATTGTAGATTTTTAAAGACGGCAGCATGTTTGTTATTTCTAATTCACTTTCTATTCTACCAGCTAATCTATGACCTAAATTTTGTAGTTTTTCTTTTTCTTCTTCATATCTTTGATTTAATTCTTCGATCTCATCTACAGGTAATTTATATTTTTTTACTAATTTTGTGATGAAATACTCTACGTTGCCTTCAAAATCTTCAATCATTTGACTTACTCCATAAACTTAATGACGCTATTATTCTAGGTGTCATTGATATTGATCTATGCATTATTCCTGACGGTATATATATCATATCTCCTCTTTCTATTGTTATTTCTAATAGTTCTTTATCAAAAATAATATACACGGTTTTTCCATGTAATCCTAATATAAAAACATCTTCTTTATCAACATGTGGAACGCCCACATTAGACTCAAATGAAACAAAAAAATCCATTCTATCCTTTTGATGAAAAGAATATTGACCTAATTTCATAATTAAATCCTGCCATGATAGTAGCAGTTCATCGCAATTAGATACACCCATTATTTGCCATGTATCTGACAAAGAGGGTTGTAGACTTGGCTTATTGAAAAATCTTGAATCTAATTGATTGCTGTTAAGTATTTTTGATAAATAATTAAAATCGTATTCTTTCTCTAAATTGTAGAAATTTTTGATATGTGTCAATTTTCTATTAACAATACTAACTGATTCTTTATGATTTATCACAACTTATCTATATTTTTAATTATTACATGAGGATTAATTTCAACACAATATGGATGAGAAGACTTAAGATTGATGTTGTTTTCATATCCAAAACGTGATGGATCTGTTGTGCCCCATAACACTATACCCCTCTTATTTACATTTATGTTAGAGCATATGTGCTGTAGCGAACTGTCTATTGTTATAAAAAAATCGCAATATTTTGATAAAATTATAAAATCTTCTCTGTTTTTGAATAAAGGAGACCCTCCGTTGTCTTTAAAAACTGTCTCTCCATCGTATTCTGGTTTTTCGTTATCATGTCCAAAAACTAATAAATAATGTTCAGGGTATTTACTTCTTAATAAATAAATTAATTCTTGACCATATTTATAATTTCTACCTAAATTACTCTTATCATATCTATCAGTTATAATTCCCTGTCCACCAGTAAACTGTAGTAATATAATTTTTTTTAATTTTTTAATGTGGGGTAACAATATTCTTTCTCTATCAATGTTAGTAAAAAAATTTGGTCTTTTTTCTTGTAATTTTAAATCATATAATTTTGCCCACTCATCTATAACGTGAGTTTTACCTTTTAAAAAATTACCTCTATAAGGATCTTTAAAATAAATATTATTATATTTATCGTAATAGTTAAAGTATGAGTCAAATATAATTTCGTTTTTAAAGTCTCTTGAATCTGCAACCAATGGATGATTATTAAAAAGTTCTGGATAAGATGAATTAATTATCAATTTATTTTTGTCTTTATTGTATAAACCCTCAATTAAAGATGTAAATTGTAAGTGTTTACCTACCCCTCCTTCAACCACGTATAGATTAGGTTTATTCATGTATTATCTCTCTTGCAATGTGATTTAATATATTTGGTTTGTAAAAATCTTCTTTGTTAATTTTTTTGTTATGTTTTACTATATCAAATAAAATATTGTATGTTACTGACCCAAAAGGTGTACAATATATTGGTGACTCACAGACAAATAAATAATCAAATTTTTTAAAATCAACGTCATTAATATTGTATGTCATGTTTATTAAATCATCTGGTGATGTTTTTATTGAATCATAATTACAAAGCCAATATGCATTTTGTATAAAATTTGGGTATTTTAAATAATGTCCTAACCATGAAGATGATTTAAAAGCATCTTCTTTATATTCTTTGTAGTAAATGTCGTGATGATGATCAATGTTAACTATATCAATACTTTCTTTATTTAACAATAAAGGCTGTAAAATGTAATGTATGTTTGCGTGTATTTGTGAAAAATTTATATTTTTAGTTTCTATATTTTCTACGTGTTTTAAAAAAAAATTAACGATCTCAACACTTTTTTCTGGAGTTGTTATATAGTCACAATCTATAGACAATACACTTTTAACTCCTTGCATTTAATCTTACCCAATATTGAATACTAAATCTTTGTTCTAAAAACGGAACGTCTTTATTATCTTTTGATTTTATAGGTGTGATACTGTGATCAACCCAAGACGGAAATACAACCATGCAATTATCTCTATTATCAAATTCTATTATTTGACCATTATCCATAAACAACATATCACCGCCCGATAAGCTATCACCTTTATTAAGAACTAAATTAAATGTAAATATTGTTCCGTCTGTAGTATCTTTATGCCAATTGTAATACCCACCATTGTTATAACAAATGTTGTGTATGCTATAAGATATAGGTCTGGTTAAAAGATCAAACATTTTCATATTTTCTTGCATAGCAAAATTCAATATACCTTGATGAAAAAACCAATCTTTTAAAGATAGTATTGGTGTCATTTTCATTTGTTTTATTTCTTCTCTATCATACCAAAAACCAAATCCTCCACAGTTTTGATTTAAAAATTGTTGATAAGGATTTTCATTATGAGTATCGTTCCAAACCTCTGTTTGAAATTTTTTTCTGTTTTCTAATATGTCCATGTAAATCTCATCATATTTGTGCTGTGGTAAAAAATTATCACAATATATGATGTTTTCTGATAGTCTTTTAAGTCTCATGCTTTCTACGTTATTTATACCACGGAATGTTTGTCAATAAAACATTTTTAAATAATTCTGTTGCGAACAGCAAAAATATGCTTACATTAGGTTCTCACCAAAATTAACAATCACAGGAGATAATATGAGCGAACAAGACTATTTAAAAGCTATTGCTGTCCTTGCTGACAAGGTGAGCAGATACCACGAAAGACTATTGGCTATGGAAAGAGATTTCGAACGTCACATGAAAGACGCAGCTAATCACTGCCCAGATGATTGTGATTGTAAAAAATCCTAAGACTTAGGAGTTTCACCCAACATATCTTTTAATGATGGGGCAAATACTTTAACATCTCGTCTGATTTTTTCAGCAGTTGTTGAAGTGTTTGGATCATCTATGTCAGCTTGCATAGCTTCTTCAGATTCATACTCTTGACCCGTATCTAGGTTTGTAAGTGTTGTTTCAGTCTTTACTTTATAATGTGGAATCTTTCTTCCATCCTCAGTAGTAATGTGACCAAGTAATTCAGCTGGTTCAACTATCGGCATTTTCTCTCCAATTAATATTAAAACTTAAAATAACCCTATCTTCATTAGAATTATTTATTTTAACTTCATGTTGTAACCATGATGGGAAAAAAATCAATGAATTTTCTTTAGGCTCCCAAGTTACGCTATGAGCTAGGTGTATAGAGGCGTCTTTTTTCTTTGGCGGCGATAACACCTCAGCCTGTGGTTTAGGCTCTAAAAACACTAAATTACCGCTTTTAGGAGGCACTTTTAGATAGTATACTCCAGACAAGTAGTTGTAAGGATGAGTATGGACATTGTTTCTAGATCCTGGTGGGTTAATCATGCCCCATAAACCTGTCATTTCAGGAACATATTTATCCTGAACATCTAAATGACCAAAACACTCTTTGGCTTTATATAATATATCACCCACCGTGCTTTTAAATTCTTCATCTTCGTAGAGCTTGTCACTGCTGTGCCAGCCTCCGACATTTGATCTTGGCACACCTTTCTCATCTTTAGCTTTTATTTCGTATAGTCTATCTATTAAATGACCGTGGCCCACGACCTCTGTCATCATAACAGGTGTAATAAATAAAGATTGTAAATTCATGAAGTCCCCTCTATCCAGTTTTTAAAATTCCAATGCTGCCATTGTGCATACCTAAATTGTGATTCAATACTGGTATCTATATGTTCTTGTTTCATACCTTTGACAACTTTTATAATTTTTTCTATTTCTTCTTTTTCGTGATTATTCCAAAGATCTTTTGCATACCTCCAGAATTTAGTATCATAAATAGATCCTGAAGCATAATGCCATAGTATATAATCTTGTAACTTATATACATAATCTTTTATGTTGTTAACAGTTTCATTTTTACTTTTGTTATTAAAAATGTAGTCATAATAAAATCTTGATGTATTCATATAACAACCCATAGCCGTTGCCTCTAAAGGCTCAAGAAAAAACATTTTGTTACCATTAATTAAAACTCTATCCTCTACGATGGGTTCTTTTATTACGTATTGTTTAAATGGAAAAACTCTATTTACTTTTTTTATGCCAAAACGATCTTTAAAATTTTGTTCTGCGTCTTCAATAGATGTTATTTCATTATTAAAAACGTATCCAAGAGAAGTTGTTTCTGGCAAAGGTATATAAAAACACCAGCCGTTATCGTGAGCAATTGATCTAGTGTACTTAACATCATTTTGTTTTTTTGGTAAATTTGATAATAATGCACAATTTAAAGGATTTGTTAGTTTTTCATATTTATCATCTAAATCACTAGGTGCACCTCTACAATCTATAATATAATCTGCATCTATGCTGTCATAGCTTAAAACTTTTTCATCAATGTGAGAAAAATTTATTTTTAAATTGTCACAAACAAAATCTTGAAAACTTTTAGGATTAAAATGTATTGCATATTGACCCATTGGAAAAGGATGAAATATTTTTGTATTTTGTTTTCCAAAATTTTCGTACATTATACCAGTCTTAAGAGTAGATGGAAAATTTTCTAAATAATTACATCTAAAAGTTTTAAAAAGAAAAACTGCAAAATCTAAAGTAGTGCCTTGCCCTGTTGGTACAGGTGGTATTTGTGAGTCATAATACAAATCTATTTCAATTTTTGTTTGTACAAAGTTCCTATAATATGCAAAGTACATTGCACTTATACAACCAGCATTGCCTCTTCCGATTATAGATATTTTCATTTTTCTTTCTAAAGTTGCCCTTTTGTAACCTCCATAAAGCTTACAATTATGTGAACTTGATTAGCTGCGTTTGCCTGAGCTTTCAATACATCAGACTCTTGTAAAACAAGGGGCTGGGATAATAATTCTGTTGTTGTATTTGTAGCAACACTTTTAGCTTTAAATAGTTCAAAGGTTGCAGAAGATCGGACTACCTCTAAATCTACTAACGTGGTGCTTCCTGAATCATTACAGATTAAAATAGATTTAATTATGTCAGTTGTAGGAGGCACGGGTGGCGTGGCGCCAGGATCAGCTGTTGGCACAGTCAATATGGTCGTAAGATCTGTAGACGTAAGATCAGTCATTGCGCTTTTAAATGTATTAGCCAAGGAAAAAAGTCTCCGATTCTGTTTCTTCTTTTAAATCTTGTTGAAAGTTTGTGTTAAGTAAAAAAACGATTTGCTCTAACAACCTAATCATTTGATCAAACTGACTTGCGTCATATTCTGGAGTTGCGTTTGGTAATCTAGTTATGTTTATTTTAGCCATTATCTTCTACCGTCTGGTCTTATTTCTAATTTTTGTGAACCAAGTCTCCAAGGTGTATCATCTACCGTATTAGTTGTATATCGTATTTTTACTGCTCTACCTCTACCTCTGACACTAATTTTTTCTGTTGTGCTAGTAATAGATCCACTCGTCTGCACGTTTGCAGTAGATTGCGGATATTGTTCAAGCGTTAACCTGGCTGTCATAGTGTTTGCAAGATTATCAAAATCTGGAACTAATTTACTTACAGACATTAATTGATCACCGTCTGCTATTTCAACAGATCCAGTTTCTAAAAATGCTGTAATTGCTGTGCCATCTGCTTGATTGTTACCAGATTCATGTTCAAATATTGAAGATGCCCCAGCTGTCAAACCAAGTATGGTTGTAGCATTAGCGGTTGCAGATGTGCTGTATTCAGTTGCAATTGGTTTTTCATACACATACGCACCTAACCATGTTGTTCTAGCTAAATTAATTGTATACCAAGTACCCTCTAAATAATTATAAGCTACACCTCTATCAATTTGTGTAGCACTAGCGGATGGATAATACCAAATTATTTCGTTAAAAGCTGTATTTAGGCCAACAGCTATTTCACCTTTGTTTGTATAACTAATATCGTCAAAAACATAATCTTGAACAGAACAAGGCATTTTTTTGACAACACCATCAAAAAGATAAAAAGCATTATCTGACATCCAATAAGCAACACCGTTTACCTCTATCGCTGCATGTTGCGCTATTAAACCTGCGTTAGCGCCAAGTTGTCTAAGACCAAAAGTAAAAGGTGTACCCACAAACTGAATACCGTGAAGTGATGTGTCGGTCCAAACAAGTATCTGACCTGTAGACTTTATAGCTCCAACAATTCTAGAACCGTCTGTTATTCTTAAAGATCCTGCTTCATTTGTAGCAACAGGGGTGTAATCTGTTGCATCTTCTCTATCTGAAAATCTAAATAATAAATCATCTTGTGTAGCTGTATTACCAATCGTAGTTTCTGTTCCAAATATTAATAAATGTCTTGTATCTGTAGACACTAAACTAAACCTTGATGCTGTTGGTGCGTTTGATAAAGCCGTAGCTCTTGAACCTAAGCCTCCAGATGTATCCCAAATAAATGTGCCACCATCTAATACAGTTGCTATTAAGTCTTCTCCAAAATTATCTAAAGACCAGTTTCTACCTGCTACTACAACATTAGATGATGATCTTGGAGTGTCCCAAGTGCTTGTGCTCCATGTTTCAGTGCCCCAACCATATCCGTACGTGGATGTTGTTGGTCCAGGATTTATCTGATAAGTAGCAGTTACTGAACCTCCGCCAGCAGCCGTAGTGCCCGAGGCATTAGTGCCTGCATTTATTGTAAAAGTATTACCATCTGGCACAGTTAATATTTCAAATTCATTATTAAAATCTATACCATCAACCACATTTGTGGCAGATCCGTTGTCAAATGTTACAAAAGCACCCACTTCAGCGTTGTGGCCAGAGTCTGTTACGGTTACAGTTGCAGAGCCACTTGATGTTGCAAACGGATTAGTTAAAGCTTGTGTTTCTCTTAATGGTGTGATGTCATAAACTTTACCTTCAGAAAAAATATATAATTTTCTATCTGTGCCCAAAGCTAAATATCTCGTGCCGTCCAAGCCTATCCAAGAGTGTGTGTCTCTAACGGCACCAACTACCGTGACATTTGGATTGGGTAAATTAACCCATCCACCCCATCTTTCAGGCTTTCCGTAGTGAAATCTTACAAAATCCGAATCTACATATTTACGTTCATCTCCAGCAGAATAAGCTGTGTCTTGCTTATCTATACCTGGTCTAAACTTAAGATCTACTAGTTGCATACTTTAAGATTTTAACTTATTTTTCTGGTTGAAACCAGACAATTATTGAAAATCTAGGTGAATTGCCCTCAGCTGCATACAATAAAGGTGAGTGAATGCAAGTGTCGGCATTAAAAATTAATGCTCTGTTTGGACGAAAGCCTACAGCGGTATTTAAATCAAAGGTTCCCTCTCCAGTTTTATTGTAGAATCCTGTCCCCGCATTAAGATTTGTATCACCATTTAGATAAATTATTAAATGTTTTTCGTTGGGAAACATTAGATTATCAACATGTGGCGTTGCCTTTTTAGTATTTACACACGTAAAAGCCGCAAGATTTATGTTTTTTATTTTTACATTAAAATGTTTAATAATAGATTTTTCCAAATCTTTTAATAAGTTATCATTTTTGTCTATCGGATTTGATAAAAAAACATGCTCTTCATAAACACCTGTGTTTCGTGTTATGAGTTTACTGCTGTAATCTAATCCAACGCTATAGTTTGCAAGTTTTAAAAATAATTCTTCTGGTAAGAAATTGTCCTGTACTTGTAATTCTAAATTCATTTTTCTGTCCCTTTAAATTGAGTTGCCACATTACCACGAAAAGCATAATTACCATAGTGAGTCATACCACTCATAATATCTGCGTATATTTTTCCACCCATATTTTGCCACAATCGACAGAAAGCATAGTCCTCTGACAAATATCTTTTAGTTTGCGGCTCTATCATGGTGTCAAAAAAAGTGTAATTCCAATCAGATGTTTTATGATATTCAAACTCTTTATCATGAGATTGATTTATGTGTTGATCAGGCACAAACTTTAATTCTGGGTAAACCTCCGCCATCCTTTCAAAAACATTTCTTTTAATCATCATAAAACCAGTTGGACCGTCCATAACTTCAATAAACCCTTTTTGTAACAAAATATTTTTAGGATCTTTTACGTTTAAATTATATTGTAACGAGGCTGCAAGTAATTCATCCTCAGACATGTTTGGGTTTTCTTTCAGTCTTTTTTTTACTTTAATCCAATCAATAGTTTTTCTAGGGTAAATACCAGTCACAACATCCTTATCATAATCCAACATTCTAAGCACAGCCTCTGGATTAAAAGCTAAATCAGAGTCTATAAATAAAAGATGAGTATAATCCCCATCCATAAACAGTTGCACCAGAGTATTTCTTGCTCTAGTAATTAATGACTCATTACCTATTGTTCCAAATTGTAATTCTATTTTTTGTGATGCAGCTAAAGCTACAAGTTGCATACAGCTTTTAAAGTAGTCCGCAGTTATCATGCCTCCATAACAAGGCGTTCCTATAAATATTTTATTCATTTTTCAGGATAATAAGGTTTTAAATTCCAAGCAGTAGTTATTCTTAAATTTTTTGTTGTATTAGGGCTTACTGAATGATTTAAGGATCCATCAAAAAATATTACAGTGCCGTCCTTTATATCTATTTTTTTTAAATCATTAACATAATTTGTTTCAGCGTCTACCTTTTTACTAAATATAGATTGAACGTCTTGATGAAAATAAAAATCTCCTGTTGAATTATTTGTGTCTACAAAAAGAACTACAGCTAAATGATTTCTGTGTGCATGCTTTTCAGTGAATTCATTATTCTTGTACCAATTTATCCAACAATCAAGAACACCTAATTCTGGTATATCGTAACCTTCATCATGTACAGATGATTTAATTATATCAGTAACAATATTTGATAAATCGTCTAAATCTTTATATCTTAAATGAGAATTCCAAGCTGTTCTGCCCGCTTTTACAAAACACTCTTCATCTGGTTTTGATATAATTAATCCATTATTCTCAATATTAACTATATTTAATATCTTATCTTTCCAAGTAGAAAAGTTTGGTAATTCAAATGAATATACATCATTAGTAAATACAGTTGTTTTTTGAACTTCAACGTGTTGCATAATCTACTTTTAAATACTCTATCTTTCTTACCCAACCCCGTGGAATGGCTATAGCACCACCACCGTGATTATCATCTTTGTCTACACACCAAGATCGCATAATTACAATTTTATCATCATTATTAACAACCATGTATCCAACTTCTTGGCACACGGCCAACGGAGCAGAAACAATATCCTTAATATGTAGCCAACCAGTTTCTGTATCTTTAGCATCATGCCAAGTAATTCTCACCATTGGAATTTTTCTTATGTCGTAGTTTTCCATGCAATGGTGTGCCTATTTTTATTAGATAAATTTGTGTCTGCTTTGTGTTCTAAATTAGAATCAAATACTACAAGTCTATTTCTTTTGTAAGGGACTGGATCTTTATCTTTAAAAAGTAAATCACCTTTAAAATTTTTATCCCACTCATCTGTAAAAAATAATAACGTTTCATTGCCATCATCTCTATGAAACTCTCCATGAGAATGCGGTGGATAACAGTTGATATAACTTCTTAAAACTCCAATTGTTTTTGTGTATTTTTTATTATTAAAAATGCTTAACAAATAGGAAGAAAGCAATAAGCCAGTCGTATCACAGATAAAAAAATTTGGATTGTCTTCAACATTAGAGCTTTGCACATTCCAACTTGCGTCTCTAATATCTAAACTTACAAAATTTAATAAATCCTCACTTAAAACGTCGTCAAAAACTTTTATCATTCTGTTTTAAATTGAGCACCTTTTGGCACTAAACGTAAATTAAAAGACACAGATCTTCTTTCCTCATCTGGTGTTCTAAATGGGTAAACCATATGAGTCAGCCATGACGGAAACATAAATATGTCACCAACTTCTGGTGGGTGTTGAAGTTTATGACCACTAAAAGTTTTTGGATCTCCACACATAAAAAGTATATCACCCACACTTGGATAGTGATCCTCTGCTTTTCTTTCTTTATCAATGCTTTTAGGCATCTTTGTGTAGAACACACCTGATAAATCACCATCGTGCATGTGTGCAGGATTAAAATCTCCCGCCCATTGACTCACGGCCCACATAGACTCTATAACCATCTTTTCTATGTTCTCTCCTTGTACTGTTTCACTAGCTGGTGGTATGCTTAAGTATTGTTTAACCATCTCACCAATTAAAAAAACCAATTGCTGTCCCTCTTTATCAATCCACTCTGGTGGCATGCGAACTTCTTGTTTAACGTTGCCAGCTAAATTAGGTGACCAATCCCATTGTTTAGCTAATTTAGGATCACCTAACAACTCATCACACTTTTCGTTTACTAAATTTATTAAAAAATCTGGAACTTTACCCTTTACCACGGTGGGTCCAAAAGGTCGTATTGCGTCAAATTTTAGTTTTATCTCTTTCTGCATTCGGATCTCCTCCATTTATCTATTGTCATATAGCAATATTTTGCCTATAAATATACAATTAATTAGGCATATATCCAAGGCAGCCTCCTTGCATTTTAACAATATCATGAATTGCTAGGAGTACATGTTTAAAAATTTTTTTAGAAAAATAAGAGCTACACTTAAAAACAGCCCAGAGGCTATAGCTTTAGCAGCAGGATTTGCAACGGGATTGCCGTTTTTTGGCAACGCAAACCCTATGGTTCAAATGGCAACCAAGTTTTTGCCTAATTTACTGACAGCTCAGTATCAAAAGAACCCACTTATGTCTTTTCTTACCAATCAGGCTTTGACTCAAGGAGCTAGTAAAGTTGCAGGCACTGATTTTGCACAGCAGTTTTTAAATCCAAATGCAGTGTCCGCTGATGGCGCTACAAATATGGGAACAAGAATGAGCACCATGGACGCTATGGATGCAGCTAACCAAGGTGGAGGACAGTTTACTGATCCTATAGAATCTAGTTTAGATTACGGTAAGAAGATACAAGGTTTACAAGCTTTAAATCAACAAACAGATGACGCCACTGGCGGTAGATTTAAAATGACAGACATATTTACGGGTCTGTATGACAAAGATGGATTAACAGGTAAAGGCAAGCTTCTTGGATCGATAGCATCGACTCTCGGCCCAGGGCTCGCAACATACTTAGCTCTAGTAGGTGACACACCAGAAGACCCTGCGGCAGCAAAAGAATATAGAAGTGCAGTTGATGATTACTACTCAGCAAAAGCTAGAGGTGAAAACCCTAACCCTGCTGACTATGGACTATCTCCAACTCCAGCAGAGGACATGTTAAAAGGTTTAAGATATAATACGGCCACAGGTCAGTACGAAAACGTGGCGGCATCACGTGGTGGCATGGCCATGGGGGGCGTAGCAGGTATGTTTGATGATGCTCCACCAATTGATGCTAGATCAGAATTGATGGACGTTTTAAATATTAGAGATATGGCAAACATGGATAGAAAAGTTGATCCAGGTTTGGTATCTGTCCCTATGAGTGGTATTTCTAATGAAGTTAAACAAGTAAACACAGGTGGTGTCATTGGACTAGCGCTAGGTGGATTAGAAAAAAGAGGTATGGTGTATGGACCAGGTGGACCAAAAGATGATAAGATACCAGCTATGTTAAGTAACGGTGAGTTTGTATTTACAGCGAAAGCTGTTGACAATGCAGGAGGACCAAATGCAATGTATAATTTAATGAATAAATTAGACCCAGAGTCTTCGAAAGGGCCAACAGTATA